CACGCAACAGCGTGATAGGAGGAACCCAAGATTTCAGAAATTCCGTTCGAATATCTTCTTTTTGTCCTCGAAGCCACACGCGGTACGGCAGTAGCAACGCCCACCCGCTATCTGAACATGGCGGGAACCATTACGCCGAAACAGGCCAAGAGCCGCCCCGACGAGCAGCGAGGAACGCTTGCCAAGAACTACCGATCCAAGACGATCCAACGCTGGAGCGAACTTGACGCCAACGGCCCGATGGACGTGTACACACTACCCAACTTGGCGGAGATGATCGTCAAGAAGGGCATCACCCCGACCACGCCGGGCGGTGGCACAACGAGCCGCCTCTGGACATACGTGCCAACGATGAACGCGGACGACCTGTCATCGGCTACTGCGTACTTTGGTGATCCGAATGTCCAGGCGTTCCAATTTGCCTACCTGATGGGCGAAGAACTCACCCTCAGCATGGATGCCTCCGGCACTGATGTCTGCATGCAATCCGTGAAGGGCAAAGGGCAGTTCCCCGCCAAGACGGCTCCCGGCAGCGTGCCAAGCCAACTGAACGCCCCGCTGCTCGTTCCGGGCGATACCGATGTGTATATCGACACGGCAACGATTGGTACAACCCTGATCACGGGCGAAGTGAAGTCATGCGAAATCACGATACCCACGGGCTGCACCTATAAATGGTTGGCGAATGGGGCCGCCGCCAGTACCCGGAACTTTACCCGGATCGGGCGCGATAAGCGTGCGCCGAAGCTCAAGCTCGAATACGAACTGCTGAACATGACCCGCTACGACCTGTTTGCAGGCAGCAACGGGGATACCGTGGTTAAGGTGCGTATTCGGTTCAACGGGCCGATCATCGAGGGTTCACTGCGATACTACGTGGAGTTCGATATTTACGGAACCTTAGACGATCCAAGTTGGGGAACCAACCAGAGCAGCAACCGTACCTTGATCCTCAACATCGAGGGCGAATACGACTCGACGTTGGGCGCAGACTATGCGCTCCGCATTCAGAATGATCGGACGACGCTGTAATGCCCATGTTTATCGACACCAGCCGCATTGCGGTGACTGAGGCGGGCGAGACGCCACACGACGCCATCACACCCGATACCGATGTGATGTATGTCCGGAAGAAGATGGATTTTGGCGCGAAACAGCGCGTGCTGAGTGCTGCCGTGAAGATTAGCGGTGGCACTGACCCAAATACGATTGACGTTGGTGCCTACCAGTTAGCACTCGCGCAGATCAATATCCTGGATTGGGCCGGGCCATCGTTCGCAGGGCGGGCATGCACCGCCAAGAACATCAGCGAACTCGATCCTGATGCGCCGCTGCTGGTGCAAGCCTTAGCGGTGGTTGCCGAGCGCAATAATCCAACCGAACCCGTACCCGTCCCAAACTAGTGTACGCCGCGTGGCGTAAGAAGCTACGCGGCACACGCGGCATACGCGCCGGAACCTATGATCGCGAGATTGCACTGACTATCCGGCTGAACTGGACACTCGATCAGATTTGGGCGCAACCGAGTGATTACATAGATGAACTAGAGCAGGCCATGCGAGCGGTTGACGACCACCAGGAACAGCAGCGCAAGAAGCCAACCAGCGCCGGGGAAGATGTGGACTTAGAGGCCGTACTAGCCGCCGAAGAAGCCAACTAATGACTGATGCCACCTTACAACTGATCATCAAACTCAAGGACGAAGCCAGCGGGATCTTGAAGAACATTCAAGGCTCGATTGGTGGGCTTGCCGATGCTGCCAAGAATACGGGCCAGGGTATCACCTCGTTTCTGGGTGGTGCGTTGCAATTCGCAACGGGCGGGCTGATCCAAAAGGGGATCGAGGGTATCGCTTCATCCTTTGGCGCGCTGAAAGACGGCATGATCGGCGGCAATGCTGAGTTTGAGCGCTACGAAACCCAATTCGGCGTGCTGCTCGGTGGGGCCGATGCTGCCAAGCAGCGACTAGGGGAGCTTGCCACATTCGGCGCACAAACGCCATTTGAGTTACCCGAAGTCGTCCGCGCCGATAAGATCTTGCAATCGTTCGGCTTGCACGCCGAGGACGCCGCCAAGCGCTTCGGGTTCGCAGGTACCGATATTCGCACCATTGCGGGCGATGTGGCATCAGGAACCGGCGCGCAATTCGAGGAAATTAGCGGCTACATCGGCAAGTTTGCCAGCGGTGCAACGGGTGAGGCGATTGCGCGCTTCCAGGAGCTTGGCATTGTCACAAAAAGCCAACTCGCCGATATGGGGCTGCAATTCGACAAGGGTGGATCGCTCATTATCGGCAGCCAAGAAGACTTAGACAAAGCGACCGGGATCTTGCTGCAAGGCATGAAAAGCAAATATGGCGGCATGATGGCCGCGCAATCGCAAACGTTTGAAGGCATGGTTAGCAACCTCCAAGACTGGTCGGGGCAAACCATGCGGATCATTGGTGCGCCGATCTTCGATGTGTTAAAGACCAACCTTGGCGGATTGCTTGCGTGGCTTCCGACTATTCAACCGCAGATCGAGGCGTTTGCACAGGTATTCGCGGGGCGTCTCGGTGAGGCGATGGCGTTTATTCAAACGCAGATCCCGGCGGTCGTCGCGTGGTTCACCCAACTGCAAGCAACGCTCATGGCGGGCTGGGAGAGTATTCAGCCGTGGGTCAACGGCTTCATCTGGCTGGTGCAGGCTGGTGCGCAAGTGGTAGAGATATTGGGCAGCAATGGCGTACAGGCCGCGCTAGAGCGCTTGGGCGTGTATCTCCAGATGGCTGCTGGTTATTTCGGCCCACTCATTCAGCAGGCCATTGACCCAATCTGGCAAGCGATTGTAGACGCTGCGCCGCTTATCCTGAACGCCGCCATGCAGTGGGGACAGGCGTTACTGGACTGGATCGCGCCGTTCATCCCGCCCATGCTCGCTGCGCTTGGCGACCTAATCAATCAGGCGTGGGCGTGGGTGCAGGGGCAAGCGCCGATCTGGTTGGCAGAGTTGATGGTCTGGGGACAATCCCTGCTCGACTGGCTTGCACCATTCATCCCGCCACTCTTAGCCAAACTTGGCGAATTAGCGGGGCAACTCTGGACATGGATACAAGAGCAAGCGCCGGGATGGATTGAAAAGCTCAAAGCCTGGGGGCAAGCACTGATTGACTGGATCGCGCCGTTTATCCCGCCACTCCTCGATGAGTTCGGGAAGATGGTTGGGCAACTCTGGCAATATTTGGTCGATCAAGCGCCCGTGCTGTATGCCAAACTTGGCGAATGGCAGAACCAATTCCTGACATGGATCGGCACCAACGCGCCAACGTGGGGTACGGAGTTCGGGAAACTGGTTGGCTCGGCGTTGTCTGCCTTGATCGACGGCGCGCCCGGAATGATTACGGCGCTGGGGACGTGGATTAGTACACTCGGCACATGGGCGGCCAGCGATGGGGCCAGCGGCTTTAGCACGGCACTCAACGGCATTGCAGAGGGCTTGGGCAACGCGCTAGAGGAAATCGGCAAGCAGATCGGGCCGCGCTTGTTGGCGGGCATCCAATCAGCAGCGAGCGGGATCGGCAATTGGGCCAATGGGCTATTGGGCGGCGGGGGCGCAGGCGGGTCAACGGGTCAACCAACCGTGCCACAATTCGCGAACGGCGTGCGCAATTTCGGCGGCGGGCTGGCGTTAGTCGGAGAGCGTGGGCCGGAGTTGGTTGGGCTGCCTAGCGGGTCAAGCGTGTTCCCTAGCGGCAGTATGGGCGGCGGGGGTGTCACGATTGGGTCACTGATTATTCAGGCCGCCAGCGACCCGTATGCCACCGCACAGGCCGTGCGTGAAGAATTGCAGCGCATTGCCGACCGCAACCTGACGAGCGGGGTGGTGTAATGGCCGCACCAACGCTGATTGTAGAAATTGCGTTTGATAACGGGCCATTCGATACCATCACCACCTGGTACAACGTGTCTGCGGATGTGCTGAACATCGAACGCATCAAACGCGGGCGCAGTCGTGAGGGCGGGCGTTGGGAGGCTGGCGTTAGCGCGTTGACGCTCGATAGCGATGATGGCACCTATACGCCGGGGAATGATCGCGGCACCTACTACGGGCGCTTGCTGCCGATGCGCCCGATCCGTATTCGGGCAACGTATAGCGCCACGACCTACGATCTGTTCTATGGCTTTGTGGAGCGCTGGCAACCCGCATGGCCAGGGGGCTTGATCAGCACCACGCGCCTTGAATTAGTGGATATGTTCAAACTGCTAAGTGTAAGCCGAATCACCGCAAACCCGCTATCATCGCTGATTTATCAGCGCGTGACTCGCCTCTTGAATGAAATTAGCTGGCCGAGTGGGTTGCGCGACATCGACAGCAGCGATTATATCTCCACGCCTGCCGTTGCACTCACACAGGTTGCGCCCGTCACACACATGCAAGATGTCGTTATCGCGGGCGATGGACAGATCTGGGTACGCGGCGATGGCTATTTCGTGTTCCGCAACCGCTACGCACGCATCACGGATACAGTTTCTTCATCTGTACAAGCGGCATTTGGCAACGCCAGCGGGAGTTGGACGCTGGGTACGAGCGTTCTTGCTCGTACCACGGTGCTAGGATCGTCTGCGGAGTTGCCGTATCTCACGATTGCCCCATCGTTTGACGATCAATTCATTGTCAACGACGCCCAGATTACGGCGACGGGCGGAACCGGGGTGCAGTCGGCCTCGGACGCCACGAGTCAAAGCGCCTATGGGCTGCGCACCACCGCAGCGACCTACATCATCGGCAGTAGCGCAATCAATGTTAGCCCGCTGACGGCTGACGCAATCGCACTCGCTCGCGCCCAATGGATGGTACTGCAAAACAAGGACGCGAAGTTTCGCATTCTGAATATCACGATTTCGGGCAAGTCGAGCGACAGTTTATGGCCGATTATGCTCACCCTCGATATTAACTATCGCGTCTCGGTGGCGGTGCGTAATGGCGTATCCGTCGCTATTCACGGCGAATACTATATCGAATCGCTGGAGCATCGCTCGATCAGCAATGATGACTGGCAAGTGACCTATCAGCTTTCGCCCGTACCCACTGATACGTTTTGGATATTGGAAGATCCGGTATTGGGCGTGCTGGATTCGACCACGCGCCTGATCTTTTAGGAGTTTTGCGATGACTTTTGCTCCGGGCGATGTGGTAACGGCAGTGCAACTTAACGCCTTTGACACATCCATTACAACGCTGAACGGCATTCGGCTGGTCACGACGG